GGACGCGCCGGATTCGAAGCGCTCCCCGCGCAGCCAGTACAACCGCATCGACTGGAACGTGACGACCGACACGTATCTGGCCGAGCAGTACGGGCTGGAAGGCGAGATCGATGACGAGGAGCGGAAGAACGCCGCTTCGCCGCTCGACCTCGATGTCGACACGACCGAGATCGTGACCGACATGGTGCTGAACAACCGCGAGAAGCGCGTGGCGGACCTCGTGCTCTCGACGGCGGCGATCCCGCAGAACATCACGCTGGCGGGCGTCGATCAGTGGAACGACTACGCGAACAGCGATCCGCTGGATGACATCAAGACGGCGCGCACCACGATCTACCTCGGCGCACCGGGCTACGGGCCGAACACGCTGCTCCTGGGTTACATGGCCTTCGAAGCGCTGAAGCTCCACCCGGACATCAAGGAGATCGTCAAGTACACCGAGCGGGCGATTGTCACCCGGCAGTTGCTGGCGGCGGTGTTCGAAGTGGACGAAGTGCTGGTGGGCAAGGTGATCCGCCGCGTGTCGAAGGAAGGTGCCGCCGATGCCTTCGCCGACGTGTGGGGCAAGGACGCGCTCCTGTTCTACAAGGAGACCCGTCCGTCGCTCAAGCGGGCGAGCTTCGGCTACCAGATGCGGACGAGCGACCTCCGCGTGTTCAGGTACAGAGAGGATAAAAGAGATACGGATGTGATTCGTGTCTCCGAGAAGCAGGACGAGAAAATCGTCAGCAACGCACTGGCGTACCTCATCAAGAACGCCGTAGCCTGAGCGCTCAGGATTTAGAGACTGCGTGATGCTTGCGATGGCACCGTTTGCACAACACCTCCAGGTTGCTGGAGGTGTTGTTGCTGCGGTCTTCGTCCCGGTGATGCACTTCGATACGGTAGGTGCTGCCGCATCGCTCGCATCGGCGCGGCCGTCCTTCGACGCCGAAGACCTGTCGTCGGTATCGGACTTCGTAGCCCAGTTTCGTGTCAGGACGGGGGCACAACGGCGGTCTGTTGTTCGTCTCAGGGAAGGCGTCAGGCGTCCACAGGTGTCGGCCATCGGCGGTCGGCTCCTTGGGCGTGATGCCGTAGGCGCGGAACCAATTTGCGATGGTGCCGGTCGCGACGTCGAAGTGGCTGGCGAGTCTGCGCATCGACCAGCCGTGGTCGAAGTAGAAGCTGCGGAGCGTGGCCTCGTCGGGCCACGTCGAGCGTTGGCTGGTCCTCGGACCGGTCGGATGATGCTCGCCGCTGCCCACGGGTCGGCGCTCGATGCCGTAGTGGGCCAGCCAGCGGCGGACCGTTTCCCGGCTCACGCCAAGGTCGGCGGCAATCGTCTCGGGCGATTGGCGCTGGTCAACGTAACGCGCGAACAAGACGACACCGGGCAGTCGTGGAACACGTGTGGCCATAGTTTGATGCCACAGATTGTAGCATAGGCAAACACTATGCCATATGCCACGACCGACGACGTTCAACGCAGGATGCCGCAGTTCATCCTGACGAAGGACTCCAAGCCGACCATCGAGACGGCCCAGGTGTTCCTGGACGACACCATCGCGCAGTTTGAAGCGGCGATGGAGAATCTGGGCTACATCATCCCGATCACGGGTGCGCGGTCGCTGGCGCAGAGCAAGGAGATCGTCTCGCAGGGCACCATCTGCAAGATTCTCCACGCGCGGGCGGCGGCGGTCGGCACTGAAGTCACGATGCAGAGCGCCGAGCGCGCCTGCCTGCAATACGAGAACGCCCTCAAGCTCCTGGCCGATCCGGACAGCCCCATCTCGCTCACCGACGCCGACACGACGCCGGGGGCGATGCCGAAAGAGGGCTCGGTGCCGATGGGCCTGATCTTCGATGACGACGGGTGCCGCGTGCAGCCGCGCGTGCGCATGAAGCAGGTGTGGTGATGGCCAACACCAGCGGCGGTCTGTTCAGCATCTCGGTGACCGGCGGCGAAGCCGTCAAGCACGGGCTCGTGGCCCTGCTCGCCTCGATGCAGAACATGCAGCCGTTCTGGCGCGACGTGTTCGCGCCGAAGTATTTCGCCATCGTGCAGGACGGGTTCGCGACCGGTGGCGCGCAGCGCGGGAGCGGTGGCCGGTTCGCGGGCGGCAACTGGGCGTGGCTGTCGCCGAAGTATGCGGCATGGAAGCACAAGCACTATCCGGGGCAACCGCTCCTGGTGCGCGAAGGCACGTTGCGGGAGTCGGTGCGCTGGGGCGGCACGGGTGTGGGGTCTGGCGGGATCTTCGAAGCCTATTCGACGTTCGCCATCGTGGGCACGACGGTGCCGTACGGCAACTACCACCAGTACGGCACCTCGCGCATGCCTGCGCGGCCGTTCCTGCCGCCGCCGGACCCGGCCGTGTTCGCGCCGCTGATGCACGACTGGATCGTGAAGTCGTACGAGACGGGCAAGGCGGGAGCGCCCTCGGAATCGGAAGCGGGATCGTGACGCGTGTTCCACATTACCCAGGCGAAGCGGAAGTTGCGGGACCGGCTGTGGGCCGAGTTGCCGTCGCGGTTGATCGCGGCCGACTTGGCTTCGGGCGACGACATCAAAACCACGCCGCCGTACGAGATTCACACGACCGACAAGGCGGACCTGGGCGGGATGCCGTCGTTGGAGTTGATTGTCACGGACTCGTCGCCGACGAAGAACTCCTACGCGCAGATTTACCGGCATCGCGTGGTGATCGGCGTGTCAGTGGCCGGAGACACGGAAGAAACGACCTCGGTGCAGGTCGAGCGCTACTTGTGGTGCCTGCGGCAGATCGTGCGCGACTTACACCTCGTGCCCATCGAAGGCACGGGGCCGGTCGATACCGGGGGCGAGCAGTACACGCCGTTGCAACAGCGGCCGGGCAACGTAGAGACGCCCTTCGTGCGGGGGGCGTTCATCGAGGTCTACGTGACGACGGTCGAGTAACGGCGATCAGAGGATGCGCGTGGAGCCACGCGGACCGACACGTACGCTGAAGGGGAGATAACGATGGCCCAGAATCCCGCAAATATTCACATCGGCGCTGCCAGGATCTTCCTGGGCGTCACGCCCCCGGTGACCGGGTCGCCGCCCGCCCTGACGGCGCACGTCGATGGTGAGCCGACGACCGGCGTCGAGGTCGGCTACACGCAGGACGCCGCGTCCTTCACCTACAAGCAGAACAAGCAAGAGGTGGTGGCCGAGCAGTCGCTGAACCCCGTCGACGTGTTCGTGGTCAACGAGGAAATTTCCATCGAGTTCACGGCGATGGAGCACGTCTACACGACGCTGAAGGCGGCGTTCGACAACGTCGGCTCGATTGACGACGCGTCGAAGATGCTGTTCTTCGGCGGTGACGGCGGCGGGCTGGTCTCGGTGCAGACGCAGTGCGTGGTCTTGACCTCGCGCATCCGCACCGCGCCGACCAAGTTCGAAGTCCTGACCCTGTATCGGGTCTACAACATGGAAGGCGTCTCGATCCCGTACAACCGGACCGGAGAGGCCGTCTACAAGATCACGCTCAAGGGCCTGACCGATACCTCGCGACAGGCGGGTGACCGCTTGTTCCAGTGGTATCGCGAGAAGGGTGGTCTCACGGCGAAGGGCGCGGTCATGGGGACGCCCGGCACGTGGACGCCGCCTGGATCGGTGGCTCCGACGAACCTGACCGGGATGGGTCCGATCCTCGCCACGCCGCTCAACGCGTGGGCGGTCGGCACGCACATGGTCATGGGCAACGGCAGCAAGTGCTACTGGAACGGCACGGCGTGGATTCCCACCGCGTCTGGCGCTCCGGCGGTCAAGGCGACGGGTGCGACGGCTGGCGTCCCCGGCACGTTCACGCCGTCGGGCGCACAGGCTCCGGCGAACCTCGCGGCGCTGAACACGCAGGTGCCTGGAGACGTGGTGGTGGCGCTCCCGGCGGAAACGTGGCAGAACGGGCAGTACGTGCGGCTGGGCGATGCCTCGCAGGCGTACTGGGTCGGGGCCGGTGGCACGCCGACGCCCAACACCTACGTGGTCGGGACGGCTCCGAACGCCTTGGCGGCAGACGAATCTGCGGCTGCGCCCGATGCGCAGGGCGCGGACGTCAAGACGAACGGCACGAACGGCAAGAACGGCAAGGTCGAACCGCCGAAGGCGTAGCACGCGATGCACAGTCGTGGGTCGTATGGCGAGCGTGTCGTTCAGGAACTGGTCCTGGACGGCCCGCTCGTCGCGGCCGTCGCCCACCGGGCGGTCTGTGGGCTGTGCAGTTTTCTGGGGGAGGCGCAAGCCTCCCCCTCGTTAGCGGAGGCGGACGCGGTGTCCCATCGCGAAGCCGCCCATCCTGAGCAGGCCGACTCTTTTCGGTCCTTCCGGTGACGAACGACCCGGATAAAGGAGCACTCCATGGGTATCACTGGCAGACAGCGCGGCCGACACGTCTTCCCCGAAGGCGTGAGCGGAGCCGCGCGCACCTACGCCGTTGACGGCGTGATTCAGCAACTGAGCGGCACGCACGCGCTCACCAAGCCCAGCGTCGGCGCGTTCACGCTGACGGCACCGGGCAACGACGGCACGCGGCTGACGATTGTCAACCGGACGGCCTTCGCGCATGTCGTGACGGCGACGGGCCTCCTGGACGACGGCACGGCGGTGGCGTCGAAGAACACGGCCACCTTCGCGGCGTTTCCGGGCGCGGTCCTGGACCTCGTCGCGGCGGGGCTCAAGTGGAACGTCTCGGTCAAGAGCGGCGTGACGGTCGCCTGACATGGCGTGGCTTCCTCGGGTCGGACGGCTGGTGGCGGTCAAGAACGTGCTGATCGGTGTCGTGAACTTTCAACCCGCGAGAGGTGACCCGTGATTCGACTCTTGCTGCTCGTCTTCGCGCTCGTGTGTTTCACCCTCGCGGCGTTTCCGCCCGCGAATCCCTATCATCCGCGCCTGATTGCGGCCGGGCTGGCGTTTCTGACCGCCTCGATGATTCCCTGGCCTGGGAACACGCCATGACCACCCTCCTCATCGTCCTGTTGGTGCTCATCCTGCTCGGCGGGGGCGGCTACGGCTATCGGACGGGCTGGGGCGGCACCCAGTTCGGCGGGTTGCTGGGGCTGGTGGTGCTGATCCTGTTGATCCTGTTCCTGACCGGCAACCTCGGGCGGGTTCGGTAGGTGCGGTGGGCAGGCGTGGCCATTGTTGCGGCCGTGGTGCACCTGCTCCTGCGGCGGATGTTCCGAGACTGACGTTCCACGTGGAACGTCCGGCTCATCAGTGAAACATGGCCACGCTCGCCGCGATCCTTGGGGTGTTGGGGCTGGTGATGCTCTTGAGCAAGGCGGTCAGGGAACTGCGGAAGTGATCAGGGCGGCTGTTGATTCAGCCCCAGTCGCGACTGCCGCCTCCCCTGCC